GGAAGCACCATGGCTTTCATGTCGCTGTCCTCTGCTCCCACAATCATCGGTGTTCGTGGGCTGGTGAAGCCCAGTGCAATATTGTCACAGGTGAAGGCTTTCAATGTTTCCAGGACCAGTCTTGAATCGAATCCCAACCGTATGGATTTGCATACGGTCTCCTGGAGCGGTACCTGTTCCTGATAGTCTGCCAGCTTATCCCGGATACTGATATTCAGCACATTGTCTTCTATCTGGAACACTGCCGGCTGCTTTTCTTCCGTACACATCTTTGCCCTGGTCATTGCGCCGATCAATGCAGTTCTTGATGCACATGTATTAATCTCGCCTTCGGTAAACATTTTCTGGTAAGCAAAGTATTTTCCTTCAATCAGTCTTGTGTAAATGGTATATTCAGCAGACTTGAATACCGCACTGTTTTTGGTGTATGTAAGTGTCACATCATCGATTACGCCCATGGAAATCAGCTTCTTGGCAGTCGTCTTCGGCACGATCAGCTTCATATCCTTTGCGCCTTCTGCTTTAACAGAATCTACTGCGACCACGTGCCCGTCCAGTGCGGCAAGGGAAACTCCGCTGTCTGTACCCTCAAAATAAATTCCAGTCATCTGTGTATTCGCACCGCCGTCAGCTGCTGCATAAATAACATGACCTATAGCCTCCATGATCTTTTTACCATTCAATTCCACTCCATCCGCTTCCGGATCCTCTGTAATATCAAAATTGAATTCTTCCGGAGGATAACTCTGGTATTTGTTTTTAATTGCTCCTATCTTGATCATAACTACATTCTTGTCGGTTGCGCTGATGTCGATTTCTCCATCCGGAAGATTTTTGATCAAGTCAAAGGCTTTCATTGGAATAATAAAATAACTGCCTTCTGAGGCCTCTAATTTGACCTTCATTGTAATCTCGGAGTTGGATGCGATTAAATACCCGTCCTTTACCAGAACGCCTCCTAATGCCGGAAACTGGTCGTTCTTCTGCACAATGCTTTTCAATTTATCAATAGTTCTGGAAATCTCATACTTCTGTACTTTCATCTTCGTTCCTTTCCCGGAGTGTTATCCCGTCCAGATATTTCACAACTCCGTTGTTATATTTAACTCTATAAGGCGCCAGTTCCTCACGATTCATATACTTATGTCCGTAGATTTTTTTCATGTCTCTGAATACGATCCATGGAACCCTGTAAAACTCCTCGAATTCGAGGGATATTACCAAGAAGCACATGGCCCCCATCTTCATGTAACGTTCAAAGCATTCCTCCTGCTCTTCTGTCACAACATTCCGACTGATCTGGCCTTTATCTGTATGTTTCGCATCAAACAGAACCATTGTAGAGTCCATCAGGGCGCCTTTAAAATCCGGTTGAGCCTGTTGTGTAAAACAACATATGAACTGGCCTCTGTCTCTGTTATACGGCTTGATCACTTTAAAAGCTTCAGGGGTTTTATCTATAACAGCTATCCCCCGATCCTCATAGAACCGGGAAGCTGCCATAATCATTCTTTCAAAATATTCGCCGTTTGATTTGCTTTTAAGCCCTCTGATTGAACGATTATAAGTATCCATTTTCTTCCGCTACCTTTATGAGTTTGTTTATTGTTACTGCTCCGATTCCCGGAATCTTATTCTGCTGAAGTAATACAATAAACTCCTTTGTTGTGTTTTTGGCTAAAGCCTTGCCTTCGTTGAATCCTTCGCTTCTGGCTTTCTCCACTCTGTCTTCCACATAATGAACCAGCTGTTCATCTGTCTTTTTTCTCATTTTTACTGCTTTCTCGTGGATTTTATTTTCATCCATTGTTCTTCTACAACTTTTCTTAGTCATTCTATCTCCTTTCTTACACGGATTCTGGCTCTACGAACCCGATCTGTCTATCTTCTTTCCATTCTGTTCCGGAAAAATCAAGTGCCTG